CTGTTCTATTTACCCCTCAAAACGACTCGAAGAGCCACGAATAACATCATGCAGGACATAGAAGGTACAGATACGCCTAAAGTAGCCTCAGATCGGCTTGTATCGGTTTTGGGTAGGGACACAGAACTCATATTTGGCCATTCAGAGCCTAGAATCCACACGCCGCTTAATGATTTGCCGTCTAAAGGGCTTGAACTGATCGATCTGGCGTCACAAATAGGCGTGGAGCTTATGCCCTGGCAAAAATTCTTTATTGAGCATAGCCATAAAGTCTTGCCTAATGGCAGGTGGGCTAGCCCTGTAAATGTCTGCACCGTAGCCAGGCAAAATGGCAAAAGTTTTGTCATGCAGCTTAGAATTTTGGGCGGTCTTTTCCTATGGGATGAGTCGCTACAAATTGGATCGGCTCACAGGTTATCCACATCGCTAGAGCAGTTTAGGCAGCTTGTCCACATGATCGAGGGCAGCGATTACCTGGCTAAACAGGTCAAGCGCATACGCTGGTCACACGGGTCTGAGGAGATCGAGACTAATTTAGGCACTCGCTACATTATTAAGGCTGGTGGATCGGCCGCTCGTGGCGTAAGTAAGCCAGAGACTATCCACCTGGACGAGCTACGCGAGATGACAGACCTAGAGTCTTTTGCCTCATTGCGCTATACCCTAATGGCGGCTAAAAATCCTATGATCGTCAGCTACACAAATGCAGGTGATGCCGCGAGCATTGTGCTCAACCAATTTAGGCAACGGGCTATGCAATCGATCGGCGGCGCTGTTGATGACATAGGTTACTTTGAGTGGTCAGCTCCTAGCGATGAGGTCACAATAGAAAATGCGGCCTACAGTAACCCTGCGCTAGGAATCACAATTCATCCTGACAATATCAGGGCGGTTTTCAATGATCCACCTGACGTTGTACAAACCGAGGTACTTTGTAGATGGGTCCAATCCATTGCCAGCTGTGTAGATAGCGCAAAATGGGCTGCATGTAGCGATGACAAATTTGACCTAGATGAGGATAAATTAACCTGGCTAGGCATAGACTTGTCGCCAGATCGCAAATTTGCGGCACTCGTTGGAGCGCAAAAATTAGGGTCTGAGAGTTTTGGCGTCAAGCTGTTGCACACGTGGGAGAACACGTTACAGCTTGACGACAAAGCTATAGCAAATGATTTAGCGTCCTACGCTCGCAAATACCCTATCGAGTATGTGCTTTATTCAAGGCGCACAGCTGGAGCGGTCGCATCTCGTCTAGCGCCAGCAGGCATACCCATTTATGACATGGACGCGGCCTATCCACAATCTTGTGATGAAATGCTCGGTGCTATCAATAGCGGTCGATTACATTACAAGCCTAACCCAGAGCTAACGGCGCAAATGCTATCGGCTGTGCAATTACGTCGAGGCGATGGCGGTTGGGTTATCGGTAGAAGGGCCAGCAGTACGGCCGTGTGTGCCAGCGTGGCCACAGCCCTTGTAACACACTTTGCAACACGCCCAGAGACAGACCTAGACATAATGGTAGGGTAGATGGTACAAGCATCGTAGAATTTACGCATGGGCATTATTAATACGTTATTTCCTAAAACAGTATCCGAGACTGTTACAGACGTAGAGGCATCGATCGCACCCTATTACACAGAGACATCGCCATTTTTCTTTTCAGGAATTGTACAAGCTACACGAGCTGAGGCAGTAAGTGTGCCAGCAGTATCGCGCAGTATTGGCATCTTGCAGACGATTGCCTCATTGCCTATGCACGTGCGCAATGTGGCTACAGGCGAAAAAGTACAATCGCCACGAGTAATTAACCAGCCTGACCCACGCATTGCAGGCAATGTATTTTGGTCCTGGATAATTTCCGATCTTGTCCTACATCCGAGCGCGTATGCATACGTCATGGACAGATATGCGGACACAGGACGTATTAGAGCAATGGAGCGCATCGCGCCAGAGCGTGTAGCAATTCAGACTGACGGCATGGGTTATGAAATCGTCAGCTACCAAATCGATGGCAAATTTGTTGATCCAAATAACCTGGTTGTATTTGCAGGCGATGGCGAGGGCCTTCTATATCGCGCAGGTCGCACAATCAAGGCAGCGACAGCCTTAGAAAAATCTGCAATGAACTTTGCAAATGAGCCAATTCCACAGATGGTACTAAAGTCTAATGGCACATCATTGCCAGCAGATCGCGTAGCCAAATTACTTTCATCCTGGCGCTCAGCTCGCGCTAGCAAGTCAACAGCATTTTTAAATGCAGACGTCACATTAGAGACAGTCGGTTTTGATCCTAAATCGATACAGCTTAATGAGGCGCGCAATTATGTAGCGCTAGAACTAGCCAGAGCATGTGGCTTGCCAGCATATTTTGTAGATGCACAACAGTCCACATTTACTTACTCTAACGCTTTGGACAAAAGGCGCGACCTTGTCGATTTTGCTTTTAGAAATTACATGTCACAGATAGAACAGCGCATGAGCTTTGGAGATTTCGTCCCGGCCGGCCAGGAAGTAAAATTTGATGTGGACGATTTCCTACGCGGCAACCCACTAGAGCGCGCACAGGTTTATGAAATTCTTAATCGTATCGGCGCAATGTCGGTCGAGGAAATACGCGGAGATGAGGACATGCTGCTATGAAAAAAGTACTGACACCCTTTACAGTCACGGCTACAGATGATGAAAGTCGCACCATATCAGGCCGCATTGTGACATTTGAGGAGACTGGCAATACATCGATCGGTAAAGTGCAATTTGCCGTAGGTAGTATCGAGGCACAGCCAGTACTACTTAACCTGGAGCATGATCGCACAAGACGTATCGGCTCCACTTTATCTATGGATCAGACAGACAAAGAAATTTCGGCTACCTTTAAAATCGCCAAGACAACAGCAGGCAATGACGCGCTCGTCGAGGCAGCAGAAGGTTTACGCGATGGTTTTAGCGTTGAGGTTTCATTTGACGAATACGAGACATTAAAAGACGGCACAGTACGCATACTCAAAGGCGAACTCACAGCCGTTGCATTGACCAGCGAGCCAGCGATACGCAGCGCTCGTGTTGAGTCAGTAGCAGCTACAGAAGAAGATTCTGCACCTACAACAGATGCAGATGTACCTACAACAACAGAAGGAGACGAAGTGGATAACACCGTCACAGACGCTTCAGCCGTAGAGACGGTCGAAGCAGCGCAGTCAGTCACAGCAGCTGCAACCACAGTCGGCGGCTTTTCATCAAAGCCACGTATTGAGCTAACAGCAGTCAAGTACCTTGAAAACAAGATCAAAGCAGCACTAGGCGACGAAGATGCACGCCAAAGTGTTATGGCAGCAGACACAACAGACAACGCAGGCATGGTGCCAACACGCCAGCTCGCCGAGGTCGTAAATGGGTTGGCCACATCAATTAGGCCCAGCATCGATGCGATTTCTAGAGGGGTCCTCCCTGACGCTGGCATGTCCTTTGAGATTCCTAAGGTTACACAAGTGCCTTTGGTTGAGACAGAAGCAGAAGGCGCTGCATTTGCAGATCGCGATTTAGAGTCAGCCTTCATTTCGGTCCCAGTTTTGAAATTTGCGGGCCAGCAAAAATTTAGCGTTGAGCTCTTTACCAGAACATCGCCTGTTTTCTTCAATGAGCTTTTGACAAATATGTCAGCGGCAATGGCTAACCATCAAAACAAGGTTGTCAACGCAAAGCTAATTGCAGATGCATCACTAGATGCAACCACCGTTGCAACATATCCAACAGCAGCAGAATTGCTAGGAATTGTCTCACGTGGAGCTGCATCAGTTTATGGCGCTACAAAGGGCCTACCAAATCCATTTGCTCGTAACATGATCGTATCTACAGGACAATGGGCTAACCTCATGTCACTCAATGATGCTGGACGTCCGATCTACAACACAGTAACCAACCCATCAAATCAGGCTGGCGTGGCTACACCAACATCACTTACAGGCCAGGTCGCAGGGCTTAACCTTTATGTCGATCCTGAAAACGGCGGCGATGGAGATGGCACAATCCTCATCGTTAACCCAAGCGCTTATACCTTCTATGAGAGCGGTCAATATCAGCTACGCGCTGAGTCAACGGCTGACGGTTCCATCACCGTAGGAATCTACTCATTTGGAGCCATTGCGACAAAGATCGCGGCTGGCGCTTTCAAGAATAACAAGGCCTAAAAAACTAATCATGGGGTAGCGCGCTCCCGCGCTACCTCAGTCGAACGAGAGGACGCTCATGCCTAGTATTGTCACAGCATCACAGCTGCGGTCTGTGCTAGGCGTGAGCGTCGCTTTATACGACAACGCTTATTTAGATGAAGTAATCAACACAGCTGAGGCAGTTATTTTGCCTATGCTGGTTGCAAATGTATCGGCAGTCAACGCCTATAAGCTTGACAAAAACGTGGCATATTATTACACCGAGCGCGAGCATCATTTTGCGCCAGGCCAGGTAGTCATTGTTACAGGTATCCCAGCACCTTTTAGCGCTAGCGTCACGGTTGTCACAGCTGGCACGTATTATTTTACGGCAGCGCTCGTAAGCGCAGATGTATCACTTAGAGAGATTATTCCTACTGGTCGCGCAACACTTACAGGCTATTCAGCCGTCAATATCTATGCAGGCAATGATGCTATCGAGTCAGCGATCCTGGCAGTATCGGTCGAGGTATTTCAGTCACGCGTTGCAGCAGGTGGGCAGATCGAAGGGCTAGATTTTACGGCCACGCCATATCGCATGGGTCGCAGTCTCACGAACAGAGTCTCCACATTACTTATGCCATTTTTAGACGTAGAGACTGTGTGTCAATAATGCCAGCATCAACCATTTTAAGCCAGGTACGCCAGCCACTAGCCACAGCTTTAAGCAGCGTTGCAGGTAATGTCTATTCTTACGTGCCAGAGTCAATTATTCCACCAGCTGTTGTATGCGTACCAGATACGCCATATTTAGAATTAGAGACAATTAGCAAAAGTACTTTGCACACAAAAATTAACTTTTCTATTTCGGTCGCTGTTGCATATAACAGCAATCCAGCGTCGCTTGATAACATCGAGCAGCTAATAATGAGTGTTCTGGCAGTTATACCTAGCGGTTACGTTGTCAGCACGGTCGAAAGGCCAACAGTTACACAAGTCGGGGCATCTACGCTGCTGATTGCAGATATTCGAGTCTCAACCTACTACACACAAACAACATAAGGAGCAGTCATGGCAACCGTCGTAATTACTGGTCGTGATATTACTTTGTCCTTTACAGGTGGGACAGACGTAGAAGCACAGGCCACAAGCGCAGTACTCACAAAGGTTTTAGATCGTCAGACCTATCAAACACTCGATGGCGAGGCATACAAAACCACTAACGTATCAGCCGAATTTGCATTGGAAATGCTTGCAGATTGGGGTAAAGCTAATTCAGTATGCGAGGCAATATGGACAGCATGTGATTCAGCACCAGACACAGACATCTCAGTCACATTAACATCTGCAACAGGCGCACAATTTGTATTTCCTATTAAGCCGTCATACCCAACAGTAGGTGGCTCAGGTATGGATGCTCAGACTGTGTCCTTTACATTCCTTGTACCTAAGGGCGAAGTCACAGAAACATTTAGCTAGAAACTAACAGAAACGGGAGCAAATAAATGCAACAAAATATAACAATTAAATATCAAGATGGGTCAGAGGCAGAGTACACAGTACGCCCACCTGATTACGCTCGATGGGAGATGGCAACCAAAAAGGTCATCTCCCAATTCGGCGGCATGTGGGACATTTTGTATGTAGCACATTTGGCCTATAAGCGTGATGCTGGCAGTAAAACAACCAAGCCATTTGAGGCCTGGATGGAATCAGTCAGCGACGTTGAGGTAGGAGATGGCGACCCAAAAGCCACGAGCGCGGAAGTGTCAGCCGACTAATCATCGAGCTAGCAATAGCCACGCAAATACCTATGGAGCATTGGCGTACAGCTGAGGACATACTTACAGCGATCGAGATATTGGAAGCGAGGGCAAATGGCAAATGATCCGATAGCCCTAGACAAGTCTGAGCTGGCACAAGTGTTTAAAGCGCTAAAAAATTTGGATGAGGCGGCCATCGATGAAGCCAAGCGCCAGTCAGGTGCTTTGGCTGATTACGCTCGTGCAGAGATTGTGCAGACAGCAGACACACTTAGAAGCCGTAAAGTAGCCAGCAGGGTAGCCTCAGGATCAAAGGTAAAAAAGTCTAGCAAGATTGGCGAGATTACATTTGGCTACGCATCGCAGAAGTTTAGCGGCGGTGCAGATACCAGGCAGATTTGGGGCGGCTCAGAATTTGGGTCTAATAAGTGGAAGCAATTTCCTATATGGTCAGGCCGCGAGGGTCGAGGCTCAAAGGGTTATTTCATTTACCCTACATTGCGCAGAATACAGCCAGAGATAGTACAACGCTGGAGCGCAGCATTTAGCAAGATATTGAAGGAGTGGGGCTAATGGCTGGCACAAGATCGTTAACGCTTAAACTATTAGCAGACGTTGATAACTTTACAAAAAACCTTAAAGGCGCAGATAGCGAGGTCAAGGGCTTTGGCGACAAAGTCGGAGCATTTGGCAAAAAGGCTGCCCTAGCATTTGCAGCCGCAGGCGCAGCAGCAGCGGCGTATGCAGGTAAATTACTGGTCGATGGCGTAAAAGCGGCGATTGAGGATGAAGCAGCCCAGGCCAAGCTTGCGACCACATTAAAAAATGTCACAGGCGCGACAGATGCACAGGTAGCGGCGATTGAGTCGCAGATACTTAAAACATCGTTACTGACTGGTCTGACTGATGATGAGCTACGCCCAAGCTTTGAGCGCTTTCTACGCGCCACAAAAGATTCAGATGCAGCTTTAAAATTACAGGCAACCGCGATCGATGTGGCCGCTGGATCTGGCAAGTCATTAGAGGCCGTTACAAATGCAATGGCAAAGGCGGCCGAGGGCAATACAGCATCACTAGTAAAACTAGGCATTGGCCTTACGGCAGCAGAACTTAAAACAATGTCAATGGATGAGATCACTCTCAAATTGGCTGAGACTTTTGGCGGCCAAGCCGCACAACAGGCTGACACATTTCAAGGCAAGATGGCGCGTCTCGGCGTTGCATTTGCAGAAGGTAAGGAGACAGTCGGCGCATTTGTCCTAGATGCAATAACGCCTATGGTCACCAATTTTGTTAACAATGTCATACCAGCTGTGCAGAAGCTAGCAGAAGAATTAGGGCCAAAGCTTACGCCAGTATTTACAGCCCTAACAGAATACATACGCGATTTTGTTATTCCTACCTTCAAAGACATTTGGTCATTTATTACTGTCTTTGTCATTCCTGCAATTTCAGCTGTCTTGACACCAGTAATTGATGCCCTGCGGACGTCTTTTGAACAGGTCACTACTAAGCTTGCAGAAAATGAGGAAAAGCTAAAGCCGCTCGTGGCATTGTTCAAGACCGTTGCGGCTTTTGTGCGCGATTATTTAGCGCCAGTTATCGGCACACAGTTAAAATTTGCATTTACAGCTTTGGGTACAGCGCTAAGCATTATCATTGACAATTTTGCAACCCTAGTTAGCACAGTTAATAATGCGTATAACGCCATTAAAAAACTGGTCAAATTTATTGACGAAAACCCAATAGCGCTAGGATCGACAGGCATTGCAGGTTTTGGCTTGCAAAAGCTATTTGGCGGCGGCAGGGCTATGGGTGGGCCAGTCAACGCTGGCACTACTTATATGGTCGGCGAGCGTGGGCCTGAGTTATTTATGCCTAACGCGAGTGGCACGATCATCCCTAACAATAAATTAAGCGGCGGCGGTACAGTTATTAACCTGACAGTCAATGGCGCGATCGATGGCGAGTCAACGGCTAGACAGATTGTACGCATACTCAATGACTCACAGGCCAGGGGTACGCTCGGAAGCGCGGCTTTTGCATGAGTGCCTATACACCTGTCTATAAGGTCCTAATTAATGGCGTCGAGCTTACAGACGTCGCCCTAGAAAATTTAACTGTAACTAGCGGTCGCACAGATGTAAACAGCCAGCCTGTTGCAGGATATTGCAGCGTTCAGCTTATTAACCTCAATAATTCAGCCTATAATTTTACAGTCGGCTCAGGCATAACGATCGAGGTCACAGACAGCACAGCGACCTTTGTGCCAATCTTTGGCGGCTATATTTCAGACTTTACAACTACAGTCAACGCAGTCGGTACTTTGGCCGCTACTACCGTTGTACAGATAACAGCGCTAGGCGCATTGTCTAAACTGACCAAATTTATTGATCCTGGCGTATTGTCACAGGATCAAGATGGCGACCAGATTTACGATTTACTCAATGACTATTTATTAGGCGAGTGGCTAGATGTGCCAGCAGCCCAGACGTGGGCGACCTATGATCCAACGGAAATATGGGCTAATGCTGTAAACATAGGATTAGGCGAGATCGATCGACCTGGCGATTTTCTTATGATTGCGCGATCAAGCGATGAAACAGACATATACAGTTTAGCCTCAGAGATTGCCACAAGCGCGCTAGGGCTGTTATATGAGGACGCTAACGGCAACATAGGCTATGCAGACAGTACGCACAGGCAGGACTATCTAGCTACCAACGGTTATACAACCCTAGACGCTAATCACGCTAACGGGGCAGGCTTGTCTGTTACAACACGTGTTGGCGACATACGAAATAAATTTGTTATTACCTATGGCAATACTGGCAATCTGACATATACAGCAGAAGATACCCAAAGCATCAGAGATTACGGCCTGTATGCTCAAACATTGACATCACGAATTAAAGATACACCCGACGCTGAGCTATATGCCGATCGTGTTATTGCTTTGCGAGCTTACCCATCTGCCAAATTCCAAAGCATCACATTTGAGCTAGGTAACCCAGAGATCGATGACAGCGATAGAGATGCTCTCATCAATATATTTACTGGTCTGCCAGTCTGGATACAGAATTTGCCGCCTAATATAAGTGAAGGCTCATTTGAGGGCTTTATTGAGGGCTGGACATTTAACGCCACATACAACAATTTAACGGTGACATTTAACGCGTCGCCAGTCAATTTTAGCCAAGTCGCTGTAAAATGGGAGTCAGTCAACCCAGCAGAAGCCTGGAATACTTTAAGTCCAACCCTGACATGGCTTAATGCGATTGGAGTCGTAGCGTAATGGCAACCACAACACCTAATTTTGGTTGGTCAGTACCAACCTCAACAGACCTTGTAAAGGATGGCGCGACAGCGATTGAGCTGTTAGGCGACAGTATTGACGCGTCATTTGTTGATCTAAAAGGCGGCACGACAGGTCAAGTACTATCGAAGGCATCAAATACAGATTTAGATTTTGCTTTTATCAATCCACCAGATCAAGTACCTTTGACAACGAAGGGCGATCTTTTAACATTTGATACAGCAGACACACGTCTAGGCGTTGGCGCAAATGGTACTGTCTTGACAGCTGATAGCGCACAAGCAACAGGTCTGAAGTGGGCAACACCTG